AGAAGCTCGGCGTCAGCGGAACTGCGCTGCTTGTGCGCCATGCCATCAAGTACGGATGGGTTGCGCCATGAGCAAGGCAAGGGCCACCACCGAGAGCAGGAGACCAACATGAAGCTTTATCGCAAGACCGGATTGATCAGTGCTATTCCATGGACGCCAGATACGGATATGACGCGAGTCAGCGTCAGTCCGGCGGATCGCGACCTTCCCTCGCTGGAGGGCGGCATGATTGCGTGCAATCCAGTGAATCCCGATGACCGCTGGTACATCGCGCCAACTTACTTCGCCAAGAATTACGAGCCCGCGTGAACCGCCGCGCAACGCCTGAGACCACGCAGCGATGAGCCACCGCCGCCAACAAGTCACGCGCACAGACGGGCCACAACCCGACATCGTGGACGCCCTTCGCAAGGCTGGCTGCACGGTGACGGTCATCGGCAGACCCGTGGACTTGCTCGTATGGCGCCCGGGTTACGGCAACGGCAACTTCCGCTGCCTTGAGGTGAAGGACGCCACGGCGAAGGGCAAGCCGAAGCTGGACAAGCGCCAGAAGGAACAGGCGGAGTTCGTTGCGCTGACTGGCGTGCCGTATGTGACGACGGTGGAGGAAGCATTCAGAGCAGTAGGTGTGCTGGGGCAGCCAGCGCACGCGATCAAGTGGCCGGACAACGCGCTGGTGTGCAAGTGAAGGCGCTGGTTATCCAATGGTCTTGACATACCGCTATCGCCTGCTTCCGCTTAAGAGTCAGCACCGCGCTCTTGAGCACCTCTGCGGATTACAGCGCGAGCTGTACAACGCCGCCTTGGAGGAGCGAATTGACTGCTATCGCAAGACCGGCAAGACGCGGACCTACATGGATCAGTGTAAGGCGCTCACGGTGTGCAGGCGGGAGATTCCGGACATGCGTGCGTTGCCTGCAAATCTGCAACGCTGGACGTTAAAGCAGCTGGACGAGGGGTTTCAGGCGTTCTTCCGAAGACTCAAGGCACGCAATGGGAAAGCCGGCTTCCCTCGTTTCCGTGGCGCCTGCCGGTGGAATGCGTTCGGCTTTGCGCAGTTCTCTGGCATCCAATTCGACGGCAAGCGATTGCGCTTCGCTGGAATGCCCGGCGGCCTCAAGCTGCACCTGCATCGTCCGCTTCCGCAAGATGCGAATATTCGGGCCTGTGTGATCCGGAAAGACGGTCGCGGTTGGTATGTATCGCTGCAAATAGCGATTCCGGATGTCGAGAGGCGCGCCGTTGCGACTGCTGTAGGTGTGGATCTTGGTCTGAAGGTCTTCGCCTATTGCAGCGACAATGTTGTCATTCCAAATCCACGGATCGCCCGCAAGGCTGAAGCAGAGTTGCGCCGCCGTCAGCGCGCACTGTCTCGCTGCAAGCGCGGCAGCAATAGGCGCCGCAAGATTCGCGAGGGCGTCGCGGGGCTGCACCGGAAGATAGCGGACACGCGCAGAACCTGGCTGCATCAACAGTCTGCCGCGCTGGTCAGGCGTGCCGATCTGATCGCCGTGGAGGACTTGAGGATTGCCAATATGGTTCGCAACCAGAAGTTGGCGCGAGCTATTTCGGATGCGTCATGGTCAACGTTCGTCTCGATGTTGGAGTACAAGGCTGAAAGGGCCGGCACTCATCTGATTCGAGTCGATCCGAGGAATACCAGCCAGAAATGTTCTGGCTGCGATGAACTGGTGCCGAAGTCCTTGGCTGTCCGGACGCATTGCTGCCCGTCCTGCGGGCTAACCATCGACAGGGACCATAACGCCAGTTTGAACATTCTCAAGGCCGGGATTGGTCTTGGGGCGCTTAACGTGATCGGTTTGCGATGAGCGTGCGCCCAGAAACACATGCTGACTCCGATGGAGTCAATCACGTAAATCCCAAGGCGCTCTGCGGAAGGAGTGAGTAATGCACGAAATACCGTTTCTGTTGTACTTCAAGATTTACTTCTGGCTGGGGCTGGTCGCGGTGGTGATCTATGCCATCGAACTCAGTGGTACGAAGCAGTACCCGTATCAGGAGTCGCGCCATCGCTGGCATGACATGCTGCGCCTGATTAGCAACGCGGCATCAGCGGCCATCCTGTATCAGCTGTGCTGGGGCCAGTGGTGACCTCCCCCTCATCCGTGGATACCAGCAAGCAGGCCGTGGAGAGCTTGGCTGTGTTGCTTGCCCGGCATGCGGTAGGCGGCAACGTGCTCGGCACAGCAGCCGCCACCCTGCGCACTCTGCAATCGCAGCTGGAGGCGGCTACGCGCGATGCGGAGCGCTTGCGCCAGCTTGGCGGCATGGATGCATCGGTATGGCTTCACGAGAGCAACATCGCGTGGCAGCGTGGACTTGGAATTGATTCACTGCGTGCAGCCTTGGACGCCGCCCGCGCGGGAGATGCCAATGGAGCTTGAACTGCCGCCGTGGCCGTACTTCGAGAAATCAGTTGGGGCGGACGGCGATACCGTGGTCACCATCGACGCGAAGGACTCGCCACAGATGATCGCAGCCCTGCGCGCTCGGCTGGCGCTGGCTGTCCGCAACCTGGAGCGTATGGCTGACGGCATTCCACTCGCCGCCAATCACCCCGACATGGCCAACATGCGCACGCTGATCGCCGCACTCAAAGAGCCATCATGACCGATTCCAGGGGCCGCAATATTGCATCTTGGATCGTGATCCTTGCGGCTGCGGGGGTGTTGGCGTGGGTGGGGTGGGGAGTATCGAAGTGACCGAAAAGCGCGCAATGAACAGCATGGACGCCGAGACCAAGATCGCCCATCTACGCCTGGAGGCGTGGGGCAACTGGTCGAAGTCCAATCCCGAGCTACGGCCTTACCCCGTCGCCACGTTGCTCTACCGAGTTGCTCAGCAAGGCGTAAGCGGGGCGGCGCAGTCAGGAGCGCCGATATCCATGCCAGAGGCCATCCGCGTCACGGAGATCGCCGTGCTGAGTCTGCCGGCAGTAGACCGCAGTGTGGTATCTGCGTACTACCTTCAATGGGCGCCGATGGAAGCCTTGGCGAATCGTTTGCGCATGAGCGAGGGGCGATTCAAACAGACGCTGAACCGTGCACGGCTACAAGTGCTGGCATATACACAAGGGTTCGAGGATCGCAATGGTCGCGCTTCGTAGGCAGTCAGTGGACGAAAGGGCACTGGAGCATGCCCAGCGCGCCACCGTCGCGCGCCAGAGAAATGCAGATAGGAACGCCGCTTACTGGAGGGCATGGCAAAAAAACGGGTATGGCAAAGCGTGGCAGTTCGTGTTCAACGAGCCGCCGGAAATGCCGCCATTGGACCTGGATCATTCGGCATTCGTCGAAAGGCTCCTGATGGACATGCCCATGCAAATGGGAACCCGTGGAGGGTCGCGGCTGGAGGCGCTGGTGCTGGATCGGATGGCCGACATAGAGCGTGGCGAGAAACGCAGAGAGCTTGCGCTGCGGGCCCTCAGGAAAACCCGCACGGATGGGGTCAATGCGCGACGCGCACGTTTGCTTCTAGCTTCACCGATCTGGTCAGATAGGCAGAGAATTAAAGAGATATACGCCAAGGCACTTTGGATGTGCCGGCAGCATGGAAAGCGCTCGTACCACGTCGACCATATCGTTCCGTTGGCTGGCAAAAATGTATGCGGACTCCATGTGCACCAGAACCTAAGAATCATCACGAAGCGAGAAAACCTCGCCAAGAGCGCTCGCTTTGATTCGGAAGCCTTGACCGATGAACTTCAAATCGCATAGCCTTCAGCACGCTGCCTTCGTGTCGATGCTGCAACCAGATCATGCAGACCGCAGGCGCAATCCCCACTGACACCTTCGCCACTCTGGTCAGCAAGATCAGCCCAAGCGAAATGGAAGAGCTGCGACGCATGGTGGCAAGAGCCAACTGGCGCGATGTTACCGGCAGGGGCTACGACACCGCAGACACCGGGTTCTGGGAGCCGTGCAAGCGCGCGTTCTTCATTCGCATGAAGCCGGGCGGAGATATCCCCCGGCATCACGACGCATTCATTCCCGGTACCACCCACCATCTGGTGGTGAGCAGCAACGCGAAGTGCGCCAACTGGTGGCAGGACCGCGAGGGAAACGAGAGGCAAGTACACATGAAGACGGGTTATCGCTATCAGGTCGAGCGCTCGCCGCTGCACTGGGCGTACAACCACGGCCGCAGTGACCGCGTGCATTTGCTGGTGGAGTTCGCATGAGCCGGTGGATCGCAACCGTCGTGAATGGCAAGCCGATGATGTACTGCATCACCGAAGACGCCATTGCATTGCGAGACCCAACGCGCTGGGAGCTGTTTCGGTATAGGGTCGGTGAGTTTCTCCGGCAGCTCCGCGCTTCCATCGGCGGAACTCTGTGACCGACTACGGCGACACCATGACGCCCGACTGCCCCGCAGACCTGGAGAAAGACCCCGACAACACCATCCGCGTGCCGTTCTATTGGGCCAGCCAGCTCGGGACAGAGACGATCAGCGCTAGCGACTTTGTCCTGCCTGACGGCCTCACAGAGGGCACCAACAGCGGCTCCGGCTCCACCCGCTACACGCTGGTGTCCGGTGGCAGCTGTGGCGGCAAGTACCGCGTCACCAACCGCATCACGACCTCGGGTGGCAGGACGCTGGATCAGACGAAGGTTGTGCTGGTGAAGGAGCTGTAATGGCTACTCGTAGGAACCTGAGCCACCCAGAGATCGTGCGCCGCCGCATCCAGACCAGTCAGATCATAAACAGGCTGACTGGTCATGTACTTGGCACGGTGGAAATGCAGCCCAGTCAGGTAACCGCCGCACTGGGGCTGCTGAAGAAAACCATACCCGACCTGAGCGCTGTCGAGCACAGCGGAACCGTGCAGCACCTACACGCGCACGAGATGACGGAGGCTGACCTTGAGCGTATCGCCGCAGGAAGCCGCACAGGAGCTTCTGAGGCGGCGCAAGGCCCGCCGGAACCTCCAGCCGTTCATTGAGTACGTAAACCCGCGCTGGCAGGCGGGCAAGATTCACCGCGCGGTCTGTGAACAACTGGACCGCGTAGCGCGCAAAGAAATAGACAGGCTGTTGCTGCTTTGTCCTCCGCAGCACGGCAAGAGCGAGGCCACGAGTCGCAAGTTGCCCGCCTACCTGCTGGGACTTGATCCCACTGAGGACTGGATCGCAGCGAGCGCTACCGCTGAACTGGCTGAGGGGTTCGGACGCGATGTCCGCAATACCATCGCAAGCCAGGAATACCGCAATCTGTTCCCCGACACGCTGCTATCCGAGGACAGCGCGGCGAAGGGAAGATGGAACACCAAGCAGGGCGGTGGTTACTACGCCGTTGGTGTGGGCGGGCAGCTGTTCGGTCGCGGTGGTGGCGCGATCATTGATGACCCGTTTGGTTCGTGGGCTGACGCGCAGTCGGAGCTATCCCGCGAGAAGGTGTGGGACTGGTATCGCGGCACGCTGTACAACCGCATTAGACCTGGCAAGCCGATCATCGTCATCCAGCATCGGATGCACGAGGATGACCTTGCTGGAAGGCTAATAGCCCAACAGGGTAACGGCGGGGATAAATTCGAGATCGTCGAGCTTCCAGCCGACGTGAACGACCCGCCGTGGCCTGAACGCTACGACCGCGCGGCATTGGAGCGCATCAAGGCCAACACCGATCCTCGGCAGTGGTCAGCGCTGTACATGCAGAACCCGACGCCTGATGAAGGCACGTTCTTCAAGCGCGAATGGTTCAAGTTCGTCGATCCGAAGAAAGTCGGCGGACACAAGTACACGACGGGCGACTTCGCGGTGACGGAGGGCGGTGGGGACTTCACCGAACTCGGCACGCATGCCTATCAAGACGACCGGCTGACGCTGTGTCTGGATGGATGGAGAGGCCAAACCGCAGCGGACCAGTGGATTGAGCGGCTGATAGACCAGTTCGCCAGGCACAAGCCGTTGGCGTTCTTCGGTGAGTCAGGACCGATCAGACGAAGCGTGGAACCGTTCCTGATGCGTCGTATGACCGAGCGAAAGCAGTTCTGCCGCTTGGAATGGCTGGTGCGTGGGCACGACAAGGCAACGATGGCCCGCCCGCTACAAGCCATGGCGGCGAGCGGCAAGGTAGACATCGCGGACACCGAGTACGGCCATCACGTCCTGACCCAGCTGCTTCAGTTCCCTGCCGGCCGACTGGATGACGCCGTGGACGCTGTGGCCCTGATGGGCATGGCCCTGGCTGAGGCGCACCCGGCGATCACTCCGAGCAGCAAGCCCAAACAGCCCAAGTTGCGCGACTACAACGACGAGAGAGACGAGGATTCGTGGAAGACAGCGTAGCGAAGAAAGAGCCGGCCGCAGACGAGGCAGATCTTGCCCTCGTTACTGGTCAGTTCGAGGACTTCTGCGCCGCCACAGTTTCCATGCGCGCGCTCGCCAAGAAGTGCCGCGACTACAAGGACGGCAATCAGTGGACGGCGGAAGAACGCAAGACGCTGAAGACGCGCAAGCAGCCGTGCATCACGGACAACAAGATTCAGGACAAGGTCGATACGCTGATGGGCCTGGAGAAGCAGCAGCGCACCGACCCGAAGGCTTACCCACGCAATCCCGGTGACGAAGGAGCTGCAGAAGCAGCTACAGATGCCCTGCGGTACGTAGCCGATGCCTGTGACTACCAGAAGACTGCTCGTAAACCGATGGTCGAGAACCTAATCGTCGAGGGCTGGTGCTACGCGGAAATCTACGTGGACAAGAAGTCCAAGGACCGCAACGTATGTGCCGAGCACATCCGCGTGGACCGTGGCTACCACGACATTCGCTCATTGCGGCCCGACTTCGCGGACAAGGAATACGCCGGGTACTTCACCTGGATGGACGCCGATGTCGTCAAGCGCAAGTGGAAGGCTGCGGAGACCGTCGTTGACGGCTCTTTCACTGCTGGAACGGTTCCAGGAACCGACACCGAGCACGAGGACAAGCCAAACCGCTATATCGAGGTGAACGGCAGCCGCAAGCGTCTCCAAGTATTCACGCACTACCACAAGCAAGACGGCGTGTGGATGTCGTCGAAGTGGTGCAAGGGTGGGTTCCTTGAGGCCCCTCAGCCTAGTGCGTATCAGGACGAGGATGGAAATCCCGACTGCAACATCGAAGTCCAGGCTCTGTACCGCGACAGCGAGGGCAATTGCTACGGTCGCGTGCAGCGTGATCTTGACCAGCAGGACGAGCACAACAAGCGGCGGTCAAAGCTGCTACACCTACTGAACACGAAGCGGCTGATCACGCAGAAGGGCAACTTCGACAAGATCAATACGGCTCGCGCCGAGCTGCACAAGCCTGATGGTGTGTTGGAGGTAAACAATATCGAGCAGGTCAAGGTCGAGGACAACCTTGACCTCGCTGACGGCCAGTTCAAGCTGCTGCAGTACACGGACGCGCAGCTCGCGCAGACCGGGCCAAATGCAGCTCTGATGGGCCAATCAGGGCTGATATCCGGTCGCGCCAAGGAGCTGGATCAGGCGTCGGGTAGTCTTCCTCTGCTCCCCGTGTTCGATGCCATTGACGCCATCGAAATTCGCATCTATCGCAAGATGTGGCTCTGCATCCGTCAGTTCTGGACCGATGAAACATGGATTCGGGTCACGGATGACGAGCGCAAGCTCAAGTTCGTTGCGCTCAACCAGACCATGACCGTTGGCGAGCAGCTGGCGGAACAGCTGAAGACCGCCGACATGCCGCCGGAGCAGAAGCAGGCGGCGTTGCAGCAGATTGTTGCTGATCCCAGGTCGCAGAAGCCGGTGATCGGGCCGGACGGGAAGCCTGTCCGCAAGAACGATGTCGCGCGCATGGACATCGACATCATCATTTCGCGCTCTGCCGACACGGTTAACATTCAGGCTGAGCAGTTCGAGATCATCGCTGGCCTTGCTGAGAAACGGCCGGAAGTACCGTTCTCGGTGATTATCGAGGCATCACAGCTTCGCTCTGACCTGAAGCGCCGCATTCTGGATGCACTGCCTGGTGGTGGAGATCCTGCCACGCAACAGGCTCAGGCCGCCATGCAACAGGTCCAGCAAGCCGCTCAGGAGGCCGAACAGCTCCGCGTGGATGCCGAGAAGGAGCAGGCAGCCGCGAAGGCCGAACAGGCGCAGATCGCTGTGGCGTCTGCCAATCTGGAGGCCAAGGCCGCACAGCTGGAAACCGACAGGGCCAACCTCGCAAAGGAGCGGGCGCTGTTCGATCAGCACGTTGCCGAGACCGGCATGGGCCGGATGGAAGAGGACGCCAAGAAGACCGAGCAGACGCAGGCCGAAACCCAGCATCTGGTACAGGAGATCAACCAGCAGCTCGGCGAAGCCGTGCAGACCGTCACTCAGCAGTCCGAAGCGCTCATGCAGGCGGCTGCGGAGTCGATTCAGGCCATCCCAGACATCGTCGCGCAGGCCGTGGAACAACAGGCCGCATCCAAGCCGCAGCGTGTGGGCGGACCGCGAATAGCGGTCAAGCGCGGTCCTGGCGGAAAGATGCGTGTCACGGCAACAGAGGAAATGTCGGACGGCACGACACGCGAGCGCATCGGGGATTTCCAGCGCGGCGCTAATGGCCTTGAAGGGGTGATCAATACGGGCAGCGGACTGCTGCAATGAGCCTGGCCATTGCCAGCAGTTCCCGGTTGCAGGTGAATCACAACGCGTGGATTAAGACATTCGAGGACAACTTCGACGGAGCTGCGGATAGCCCGCCAGATTCCTCCAAGTGGCTGAACCCTGATCCTGACAACGATTACCCAGTCCAAGACGCGAAGCTGTTAGGCACCAACGCTTACCAGGATGGCAGCGGAAATCTGGTGCTGCGCGCCGTACAGCAAGCCAGCGGCGGCGCGAGCTACACGGGCGCTGCGATTTCCACGCTCGGCAAGTTCACGCAGACCTACGGCAAGTTTGAGTACCGCGCTCAATTGCCGGCTGGTGGCGGTGGCATATGGGTCGCCCCGGGCTGGCAAGTCGGCAGCAACTGGGCTGCTGAGGGAGAGATTGACTGGGAGTTCTGGACTGCCGGCATGGACACTGCGCAGATGTACTTCCACTACGACAGTGGAGGGCATCAGGAGTCTCCTGGGTCATACAACGACTCCGGTCTAGCCACCGGTTTTCACATCTACACGCACATTTGGGACCCGGGCCAGATCGAGTGGTACATCGATGGAGTTCTGCGCCGCAGGTTGACTAGCGCAGTTGTCACCAGCGCGCCGATGTACCTGAATTCAACGTTCTATATCGGCGGTCCTGCTGGTTCCGCTGCAGGTACGACATTCCCGCAGACCATGCTCCTCGATTACGCGCGTGCGTGGAGGCGAGCCTGAAATGGGCTCGTTCGTCCAGGTCAAGGCAAAGAACGCCGGCTCGGTGTCTTCCGACAGCCAGGCGTTCACTTCGTCCGTTACGGCCAACAGCACACTGGTTGCGCACTTTCGCTTGGGCGGAAGCGGACTGACCACTTCCGTTTCTGATGATGTCAACGGGACGTGGACCCGCATTGGCAGTAATCCGGATGGCTTCGGCGACACGATCGAGAAGTGGTGGCTTCCTAAAGCTGCGGCTGGCACAACGACCGTCAGCCTATCCATCAGCGCAGGAGGCCCGGTTACCGCCCGCTGGTCGATCATGGAGGGCGCGCTTGGCTCCCTTGGCGGGGCGATTCACCAGCAGATTTTCCACGCTGAAACGGGTCTTTCGTTCGACTCGGGAAACATCACGACCACGATTCCGGCTGTCTGGCTGGTGGCAGGCATCGAGACCGAGGCGTCGATCTCAGGCGAAAGCACGGTCTACACGGCAGGGTCCGGTTACACGCTTCGCGGCTATCCCACGGCGGACAAGCAGGCGTTTGAAGAAAAGGATGTCGCATCCACTGGCACGTACAACGCCACCGCGACATTCACGACCTCCGGAAGCCCAGGGGGATCCATCTGGCTGGTGGCCTTCTATGCGGCTACCGCAGGCGGATCGACAACCATCTTCCCGCCTTTCGCCAAGTCGCGGCAGGTCGGGTTCATTGCCGGAGTAAATCTCAGTGGCTAGCACAGACGCAATCCCGGTCCCACGCAAGAACGTCGCCTATCGGCTGACCTTCGCGCTGTACAAGAACGACGGGACGCTCATCACTGGCGCCTCAGGACTGGATAGCGAGGTGTCGAAGGACGGCGGCACGTTCGCGGACTGCACGAATGAAGCCACAGAGATTGCGACCAACAGCGGGTTCTACTACCTCGACCTGACTTCCACGGAAATGAACGCCGATTGCGTGGCGATCATGACCAAGACCTCCAGCACCGGAGCGGTCATTCCGACATGGGTTCTGTATCCGCAGGAGACCGGAGACATCAAGGTCGATGTGCAATCACTGTTGGGCACGGCATGGCTGACTCCTGGAACCGCTGGCACTCCTGACGTGAACGTGAAGCTGTGGAACGGCCTCACGACCGTTGCGCTGCCGCTGGTTCCGACGACCGCAGGACGCACGCTGGACGTATCCGCAGGCGGTGAAGCTGGGATGGACTGGGCGAATGTGGGGAGCCCCACGACCTCGCTGAATCTGTCAGGCACGACGATCAGCACGTCGCAGGTTGCGGCCAGCGTCACCGGCAATGTCGGCGGCAACGTAACCGGCAGCGTGGGTTCGGTGGCCTCTGGCGGCATCAGCGAATCCAGCTACGCGACCACGGCGGGCAGCTTCAACCCGCTGGGCATCATTGATCAGGGCACGGCACAGTCCGCCACCGGTACGACGCTGGTACTGCGTGCAGCTGCTGCCTTTGCCAGCTCAGAGCTGGTAGGCGCCACGATTGTCATCACTGGCGGCTCGGCTGGCGTGGGTCAGGCGCGCGTCATCACGGCCTACAACGGCGGCACGGATACCGCCACGGTTGATACGTGGACCACAACGCCAACCGGGACGATCACGTACAAGATATTCGCCACAGCTCCCGGCAGTTCCCCGACCGCCGCGCAGATCGCCGATCAGGTGTGGGAGGAGGCGCTTTCCGATCACTCCGGCACCAGTGGCAGCACCGCAGCGGCCCTGAATGCAGCAGGAGCGGCAGGCGACCCGTGGAGCACCGCGCTGCCCGGCGCTTACGGGTCGGGCACAGCCGGCAAGATCATCGGCGACAACATCAACGCGACGATCTCCAGCAGGGCCACGCAGACCAGCGTGGATGCGGTGGATGACTTCGTCGATACCGAGGTAGCGGCCATATACAGCCGCATCGGTGCACCAGTTGGCGCCTCGATCAGTGCGGACATCGCGGCGATTCAGGCTGACACCGACAACATCCAGACGCGTATCCCAGCGGCGCTGGTCAGTGGGCGCATGGATTCGAGTGTCGGCGCGATGGCCGCAAACACGATGACCGCCGCTGCCGCCGCCGCTGATCTGACCACGGAGCTGCAAAGCGGCCTTGCCACGGCGAGCGCGGTATCGACGCTGCAAACCAGTGTGGATGACATACCGACGAACGCGGAACTGGCAACAGCCCTCGGAACCGCTGACGACGCCGTGCTCGCCCGCCTGGGCGCTCCGGCGGGAGCCAGCATCGCTGCAGACATTGCGGCGGTGAAAGTGGACACGGCTGCGGTGAAAACGAAGACCGACAGCCTCACGTTCACCACGGCTGGCATGGTGGACGCGGCAATCAAGCGCGTTGGCAGCACCACACTGTCTGCGGCGGGAACTGGCGGTCAGGGCTACGGCGCGTGATGCATGGCCGACACGGGCCGAACGGTATTCGCTGACGGGCTATGGGCCGATGGCTTCTGGGCTGCCGGCCTGTGGGCGACCGATGAAGCGGTCATTGTCCCAGACGTAGACGACGCCGGAACGACTCAGGCCGAAGCAACAGCGGCCATCGAAGGTGTTGGACTGGTTGTCGCGGTAGTTACCGCATACAGCAACACGATCCCGGCAGGCGAGGTAATCAGCCAAGACCCCGTTGCGGGATCTTCGGCGCCTCCAGGCACGATGGTCACGATCACCGTCAGCCTTGGGGTTGCGGCGACCGATGGGAACCGGCGGCCCTGATTGGGAGAGTGACTATCTCCTGCTGAAGCAGCTGCGCAAGCGCTACCGCGAGCGTAAGCAAGCCAGAGAGGCAGAAGCCGAGCGCATCCAGCAGATGCTGGAAGGCCCGAGCGTAGAGGTTGAGCTACAAGCTGCCGAGACTCAGGTAGAGCGCGAGGAAGAACGGCAAGCCGTCGTGAAGCTGGCCGCAGCGGTGCGCAAGTCCGAAGTATCGGAGCGCGTGAAGGCTGCCGCAGAAACCGCATTTGAGAGTCGATCACGCGCATCGCTGGAACGATTCGAGCGCGAGCTGCGCAACATGATCGACGAGGAAGACGCCGCGATAGCCATGCTGCTGTCGCTGGAAGATTTCGACTAAGCCGCCGCCGGGCATTCACGGGCGAATCAGTGCCGCCGGCTGTAATCGGGCGAGGTGAGGGCATATGGACGATATCAACAGCATTGTGATGTTCGGCAACACGACGGAAAGCGCGCCAGCGCCGGACGTCAAGGTCGAAGCGGCTCCGGCCGCAGCTGCGACGACGGCAGCGGAAGTCGAACAGGCACCGAAACAGGAACGCGACGAATCAGGCAAGTTCAAGGCCGCCAATACCGAGCCTGCGAAGGCTCAAGAACAGGCGGCACAGCAGGCACCCGAACCGGCGAAAGCCGAGAAGGGGCAGATGTCTGCATTGCTGGCGGAGAGAGCGAAGCGGCAGCAGGCCGAACAGCGCGCTGCGGATCTGGAGAGAAGGCTACAGGCAGGCAATCAGCAGCCGGCCACGGACTTCTTCGAGGACCCCGAAAAGGCTGTGCAGGAACAGGTAGCCACAGCGGTTGCCCCGTTCCGGCAGGCCATGTTTCAGCAGTCCCTTACCGTGGCGCAGAGCCAGTACCAGGACTTCGACGAAGCCGCAGAGCACTTCGCACAACTGGTGGAGCAGAACCCGCAGCTGCGGGACAACTGGCTGGCAAGCGACAACCCGGGCGAGTTCGCCTATGTCGTCGGTTCCAGCACTCCGCAGTACCGACAAGCCTTCGCCAAGCGCTACACCGATCAGGTGGCCGCCAAGGACACCGAGATCGCAACGCTCAAGGCCGAGATCGCGACCCTGAAGAATTCACAGCTGGAGAGAGTCCCCGAATCCCTCAACCGCCAGCCCTCGGGAGCCATTCCGGCCCGCGAGAGCAATGACCTCGACGTACGGAACATCGTTCGATTCAAGTAACCCCGACCGCAAGACTGAACAGAGCCGCCCACGAGGCGGCTTTTTTGTGCCTGCGGTCAATCCAAGGAGTTTGCAGAAATGGCACTGACCGCAATCCCGACCAATGATCGGGTCGTCAAGTATCAGAACAAGTTCTACACGGAGTTCATCCGTACGAACAAGTTCTCCAAGTACATGGGCACGAGCGAAGGCTCCCCCATCCAGTTGGTGGAAGACCTCAGCAAGGGTCGTGGCGACCAGGTCTACATCTACCTCGTCAACCAGCTTGGCGCGACCACCGCCAACGGCAAGATCCGCACCGGCTATCAGACGCTGAAGGGCTACGAAACCCCGCTGAACATCCGCTCCAACAAGCTGACCATCGACCTTTCGCGTTTCGCCGTCACGATCTGGGAGAGCGAGAAGCAGTTCTCGGCCATCGATCTGGTGGAGGCCCGGGATTCGACGCTGCAGGACAACTTCAAGACCTACTTCCGTGATCGCATCATCACCTCGCTCGGGTCAATGTCCATCGACGGCTTGACGCACTACGCGTATGCCGACGCCGACGAGACCACGATCAAGGACGTGTGGGTCGCCAACAACAGCGACCGCGTGCTGTTCGGCGCGGGTGTGGGTTCGTTCACCGATCACTCGGCGGACATCTCTCAGCTCGACACGACCAACGACATCGTCAACGACGCGAACCTGAAGCTGCTGAAGGACAAGGCGAAGGCCGCCAATCCGATCATCCGGCCGATCAAGGTCAACGATGACGAGGAATGGTACGTGGTGTTCATGGGCACGAAGCTGTTCCGCCAGGCGCAGACCGCGTTGGCGACGCTCAATCGTGAAGCGTGGATTCGCGCTCAGGGCGAGAGCAATCCGCTGTTCACGGGCGGCGATCTGATCACGGACGGCCTGATCATCAAGGAAGTACCGGAAATCGCGGCACTGGCGGGCACTCCTGGAGCTTCGGGCACCACTTCGGTTGCTCCGGCTTACCTCGTGGGCGCTCAGGCCCTCGGTTACGCCGTGGCGCTGCGCTCCAAGATCATCACGGATGTGGATGACTACGGCGAGGTCAACGGCGCCGGCCTGAAGATGCTGGATCAGGTGGCGAAGCTGTACTTCGGTGCAGGCGCCGCCGACACGACCACGCCGCGTCAGAACGGCGTCGTCACCGGGTACTTCGCGTTCGTGTAACCCATTTGGCCCTCTTCGGAGGGCCTTTCTTTTTCCAAGGAGATACATCATGGCTGGCGAAACTTCAGGCACCGCAGTTGCAGTGCCGTTTGCACTTCCCGCTGGGAGCTTCATCGTTCCTTTCACCACGGCTTTCAGCTCCACTGAGAACGAGACCAACGACGTCAAGAATGTCGGCTATCTGCCGAAGGGCGTGACGGTCTATGGCGTTCACTACCGCGCGACCGACATGGATACCAACGTCTCCCCGGCGCTGGTCCACAAGATCACCGTAGGTAGCACGGACATTGTGACCGGCCTCACTGGCGGACAGACCGGCGCTGGCCTCACGGCGCCGTGCGTTCCGTTGGCGTTGACCGCCGACACGCTGGTGAAGATCACATCAACGACTGCAGCGGCCACTGGCGCCGCAGGAACGGTCTACACCGGCTTCATCTGCCAGCGCTGACCACCACCGGCCGGTTGTGAGCCGGCCCTCTCTTCAAGGAGCAATCATGAAGTTCATTTACATCGGCGATCCGACCGAGAACGCGGAAGGCACGAAGGCTGGCCCGAATCAGGGCAGACAGGTCAGCTACAAGGAACCGGACACCGGCAAGGTCACGACCTTTCCATACGGTGAGCCAGTGGAAACCCCGAAGTGGCTGGAAGGCCGCTTGGCGAAGAGCAACCACTTCAAGGCCGCTGACGCGAAGTGACTCCCACGGAGTTCAAATTCGCGGCGCTCAAGGAGACCCGTGTTGTCGGGCTTCTTGAGACGCCACCGGCTGAGATGGGGTCTCTCGCCACGACCCTCTACGCGGGTCTGCATGCCCAGCTGGTAGCGGATGAGCTGCCCATCTGGGCAATCGGTGAGGATGTTCCAGACGGCGTGTGCCAGCCAATGGTGTGGCTGCTGGCGTTCCTGCTGGCGCCTCGCATTGGCGCGCCGGAAGAGGAAGTCGCACGCCTGACTCCGCTCGGCGCATACGGCATGGAAAAGCCGTCGCTTGGTGAGAGGCAGCTGCGCAGATTCCTCGCCCAGAAGTACGTGTCGCAACCGCAGCCTGCGGAGTACTTCTGATGGCGTCGGTCCAGATACCGCTGGCGCCGCACACCTACAAGCTCAGGAGCACTCCTGCGTCCACGGCTCGCCTGCTCAATTGCAGCGCGATCAAGCTGCCGCCGGAAGCAAAGACGCAGATTCTACTGACTCGTACCGCAGGGCCGCGTATCCATGCCACACCGGGAACCGGACCGATGCGCGGCCAGCACGCGTTCCTTGGTGATGTGTTCTGTGTCACCGGGACCAGTCTCTACAAGGTCGATGCCGCAGGTACGGAAACGCTTGTCGGTAGTATTCCGGGTACTGGCTCGGTATCGATGGCTCACAACATCGACACGCTGGTGATCGTTGCCGAACCGAACGCGTACTACACGGACGGGACGACGGTATCCCAGATAACGGACGTGGACTTCACTGCTCGGGGAGCGAAGTACGTCGAATTTCTCGATAACTTCCTGGTGTTCATGGAACCCGGTTCTGGACGCGTGTTCTGGGCTGATGTCGGAACCGCAGCTGACTTCGACTCGCTGAATTTCACGACCGCCGAGGGCTCGCCGGATGACCTTGTCGGCATCAAGTCCGACCACAGGCAGATCCTACTGCTAGGTGAGGACTCGTTTGAAATCTTCGAATTCACCGACAGCGGTCTAGTCCGTGCGATCAACGGCTACGGAGAGATCGGCTGTGCCAATGGCAATACCGCCCAGCGCTTCGACAACAGCGTGGCATGGGTGGCGCCGGACTTCTCCGTCCGTGTTCTGCGTGGAAACACCCCGCAGATCATCAGCGAGGACAGTATTTCGCAGTTCCTGTCGTCGGTGGATGTCTCGACGCTTCGCAGTTACACCTACGGCATCGACGGTGGCTTCTTCTATGTCGTGTGCTGCTCGGCTGGGGCTCGCTCGTACAACGGCGCCACGGGCCTCTGGCATGAGCTGAGCACGTATCCGAACGACTACTTCGCGTGGCAGTACCAGTGCACTGCTCACGGCCGGCAGTACATCGGAAACTTCTACACCAACGAACTCGCGTACTTCGATCCGACGTGGTTCAAGGACGGCGACGGCATTCAAAGGATGGAAGGCACGTTCCAGCCTGTCTACGCGCAGAACCGGCTGGCCGTGCATCACCGCCTTGAACTGGTGTTTGAGGCTGGCGTAGGTCTGACCACGGGTCAGGGCTCAGACCCCGAAGTAATGCTGGAGTATTCCAACGACGGCGGCATTACCTGGACGAGTCTGCCCAGCAAGAAGCTCGGCAAGATGGGCCAATACGAGACCCGCGTGCACTGGGATGGCCTTGGAGCCGCAAGGCAGCGCGTGTATCGGTTCGCGGTGTCTGATCCAGTAAAAGTCGCGCTTACCGACGCGATCCTGACCGTAACGGGTGGCCGCACATGAGACTGCGCGCCCCTCAAGCCATCCCCACGACCAATCGCGAGATGGACTCATGGTGCCGTCAGGCCGTGGAGATCGAGGCTTATACCGTGGCCACGCTTCCGAGTGGCGCCGGCAAAACGACCATCGTCCTTGTCACCGATGAAGCCGGTGGCGAGGTGCTTGCGTTCAACGATTCAACAGGAGCATGGCGCCGTCTGACGGACCGTGCAGTGGTGAGCTAGATGGGACTCAAGCATTTTCTACACAAGGCCGGAGCTGGCGCGGTTCAGTCGGTCAAGACGATCAAGAACCCGATCAAGGACGTGATCCACAGCCCGCAGCGGCTGCTCACTGGAGCGATCGATCCCATCGGAACGAAGATTTCCAACACGCTCACCGGACAGCATCAGGCGCCCATCGTCAACCAGTTCGGCGGACCCACCAAGACCACGCTGAACGATGTCGGAGCCAACAGCTACGCGCGCGGCGGATTCAAGGTTGCAGACTTGGTGGCTGGATACTTCGGCGGCGCTGGAGCTGCTAACGGTATCGGCAATGCGTTCGCGACGAATGGCGTGAATGTCGGCGTCGGGAATTCTGCTGGAGCTACGGCGCTTCGCAACGCCGGCTCGATCCCGACTGGACCATCTACTGGCGAGCTGATGGCCGCTGGCCCGAATGGCGGCGCTACCGCTGGCGATGCGGCTCTGTCGCCGGTCACGCTCGGCAGCAATGCCGTCAAGATTGGCGGAACGGCCCCCGCAAGCGCAAGCACAAGCGGAGTCGGAAATCTCTTCAATAAGTACGGCCAATATATCGGCCCTCTTATCTCTGCTGGCGGGCAAATCGCCGCAGGAAATGCCGCCGCGAAAGGTGATGCAGCCGCACTGGATGAATGGCGCCGCCAGTACGACACCAGCCGCAATGACCTGGCGCCGTGGCGTAACACCGGGACGGGCGCGCTCACTCGCCTGAATGCCCTGTATGGCATCGGCCCGAATGGCGAGGCCGTGGCACCCGATATGTCCGGCTTCACGACCTCGCCGGACTATCAGTTCAACTTGGGCGAGAACCTGAAGGCTGTGCAGAACTCTGCCGCTGCTCGTGGCGGCTTGTACTCCGGCAACACCTATAAGGCGTTGCAGGAGCGCGGCGCCAACGTGGCTTCCGGCGAGTTCGGCAACTACGTGAACCGCTTGCTCGCTGCTGCAGGAATGGGGCAGACGGCGACCAATGCAACCGTCTCGGCCGGCAACGACAGCACGTCAGCCATTGGGCAACTGCTGCGTGGTGCTGGAGATACACGCGCCTCGGTGATTTCGGGCGTTGGAAACGAGTTCGCCAACGCCTTCGACACGGCTGGCGGCAGGTATGCCGCAGGGCGCCGCTACCCGAACTACTACGGGGGACCGTGATGCCAGTCCAATACACACAGCGCAATCCCAACGCGTTCTCCGATGCGTACAACTCAGAGCGCAGCAACCGATTGCAGGACCTCGCCTTCGGCCAGCAGCAGCAGGACCGCGAGGACCAGAAGGCGCGGGAGAAGGCGGCTGACGCACGCGTAACGGCTAAGGACCAGCAGGACTTGACGGATCACGAGCGTGAACTAGTTACGACGTTCTATGCGCCTCTCGCGCAGACGCTGATTAAGGCTCCAGATCCCCACGCTGCGCTCGCGCAGGCTTTCCAAAATCCCGCCATGGCGCAGATTTTCAAGCGCGACGGGATCATTGACGAGACCGACCTACAGGACCCGGAGCTACCACAGCACTTGCAGGTGCTGGCGGGCTTTGGACCGAAGCCCGTGCAGTACGAGCGCCAGGACGGTCCTCGTGGTTCTGTTCTCCAGCGCGACCCGAGTACCGGCGAACTTAAGCAGATCGTAGGGCCGGACAACTCGCAGCCCACGACAAAGCCCGCTGGTTCATATCGCGCGCTCAACCAGAATGAGATCGCCGCCGCCGGATTGCCCGCTGGCACGTCCGCTCAGGTTGGCCCTGACGGCAAGATCGATGTGATTTCCAAGCGCGATAACACGGCCGTACTCAGCCAGAAAGACGCCACGACGGCCAAGATCAAGCTCAACACGGTTGCGCTCGCCCGCCAGCAGCTGAACAAGATCAAAGAGGCGTTCAAGGAGGGTACTACTGGCGTCAATGCCTTCGGCCCAGGTCAGGGCTATTTGCCCACGCAGGCCGGCAAGAAGTTCGATGCTCGCGTAAACCAGATGCGCTCGACGCTTACGGCATTGACTCGGGTTCCTGGTGTCGGCGCCATGTCCGACTATGAAACCAAGCTCGACCAGTCGAAGTTCCCGTCCCGCACGGCGTATGAATCTGTCACGGCGGACACACTTCAGAACCTCGACGATCAGCTGTCTCTGATCGAGAACGGCTACAAGACGCTGCTTTCTGGCAATGGGCAAGAGGCTGCCGCGCCGACGACCGCGGCTCCCGCAGCTCCGCAACAGGCGGCACCGGTGCGCGTAAGCACTCCAGCCGAGGCCGCAAGGCTCCCCTCGGGTACTCACTTCATCACGCCCGATGGACAGACGCGGGTGAAGCGGTAATGCCCGGTCAGGCGACAGTGTGGGACCAGTTCAGCGATCCGGTAGCGGCGCAATCGTGGGACGACTTCTCCGATCCCGTGACACAGAAGCCCATGCGCTCCCGTGCGGAATTGCAGGCCATCGTGGACGAGTACAACGCCGGGCTGGATAAGCCAGAGCGCCAATACAGCCTGCGCGAGAACATCGGCGGGGCTGTAGCCGAACCCGTGACCACACTGGCGACCGGCCTTGTGGCAACTCCTCTTGCTGGTATCGCGGGCGTTCTTCAGGGACTTAAGAACAAGGTGGCCGGCGGCGGCATGCCCGCCGAGGACCGTGTTGCCCAGGTGCAGCAGGCATTGACCTACCAGCCGCGCACCGAAGCCGGCAAGGTCACGACGGCAGGGGTTCAGTATCCATTCGAGAAGCTGGCCCAGCTCGGCAGGTTTGCCGGAGGCAAGACGGCGGATGCGACCGGAAGCCCTGCTGCCGCGACGACGGTCGATACCGCCATCCAGATGGCGCCGGCCCTTTTCCTGCGTGGTAAAGTCGGGAATGGCCGTAGCGTCGCTAGTCCTGCTCGTACTGCTGTGGCGGCAGAGGAAGTCGCCCCGCGCGCCGCAGCGCAAGTCCCTGCCAAACTGGGACGAGTTCCTGAAAAACCTCCTGCGGTCGAGGAACTAAAGGCCCAAGCTCAGGCCGCATACAAGCGCGCCTCTGATGCCGGCATCTCAATCTCACCGGCTAGCCTGAATGGCCTGAAAGCCCGGATCGTCACCGACCTGAAAAAGGAAGGCGTCGATCCAACCCTGCACCCTTCCACGACTGCGGCGATGAAGCGCATCGTCTCCACCAAAGGCGAGCTGTCGCTGGATGGTCTGGAGACATTGCGCAAGATCGCAAAGGACGCAGAGAAGTCCATCGCGCCGGCGGATCAGCGGCTGGCTGGCAAGATCGTCGATCACATCGATGACTACGTCGAGCGGCTTGGCATCAAGGATGTGACGAAGGGCGACCCAGCTCAGGCCGGCGCACTGAAAGAGGCGCGCGCGCTGTATTCCCGCCAGAAGAAGGCGGAAGAAATTCAGAACCTGTTCGATCAAGCAGAAATATCGGCGCCGAACTTTTCTGGCTCAGGCATGGAAAACGCCTTGCGGACGGAGTTTCGCAAGCTTGCCAAGAACGACCGAAAGATGCGCCGATTCAACCCGGAGGAGCGCGCGGCGATCAAGAAAGTCGCCATGGGCGGCCCGGTGGAAAACATCCTGCGCCAGATCGGAAAGCTCGCGCCTACCGGCGTTGTCTCGGCCGGAATGGGCGCCATGGGCGGATTCGCAGTCGGCGGTCCTGCTGGGGCTGCTGCGGTTCCTGCAATTGGAACCGTGAGTCGCTACGCCGCCACGCGCATGACGATGCGCAATGCAAATCGAGCTGAAGAACTGATGCGCCGCGGCCCGCAGGGTGGCAAATGAGCAACCTGTTCTACCTCCCTCGCGTCCACAGCCAGCCCGGCGCGAAGCTCTATTTCCGCGTTACTGGCACATCAACGCCCCAGAACACTTACACCGATATAGACCTCACGGTGCCGAGCGCCAATCCGCTCACTGCCGACGCGGACGGCTACTTCGACAAAATCTATCTCGACCCCTCGCTGCCCGACTACCGCGTGATCCACACGGACGGCAGCAACGTGGACGACGATCCGACGCTAGAGCTGGAGCTGGAGCCGACGCTGGACGACATTCCAAGCAGCTCCAACGTGAGTACGACGTACCGGGCGAAGGGCACGAACCCGACGTTCTTCTTCGAGGAGACGGACGCCAGCACGAATCACAAGAAATGGCGCATTCGCGTCAACGCGGAAACTCTGACCATTGACGCTGGCGACGATGCGGAATCTTCGTGGACGCCGCTACTGAGCATTTCAAGAACTGACCCGATCATTGATCGAGGAACGTTCACGGCAACGGTCACCGGGTTCGCGTCGAACATCACCGGGACGATCAATTACCAGAGGCAGGGCAACCTTGTCTCGTTGTGGGCTAAGTCGTCTATCACGTCCATCAGTGACAAGAACACAATGACGATGACGGGATTGCCGGCAAGCCTTCGCCCGACATTCGCATCCGAATCCGCTGTGCATATGGTCAGGGACAATTCCTTATTCCTTCCTGTGGTTGCGGATATTTCTGCAACCAGCGACACCGTCACTTTCGCGAGGGTTACTAGCTTGACGGCAAGCGCATCCTCGACCGGGTTCACGACTTCCAATATCAAGGGAATCCCCGCTGGCTGGTTCATGCAGTACGCGGTGAGCTAACGTGAGCGTCGCCTACCAAATATTCAACATGGCGCCGCAGACGCTGGCGCGCAGTCTAGAGCTGAAACCGGCGTGGAAGATTCGCTTCTTCCTGACTGGTACCAGCACGTCTACGCCTGTGTATCAGACATCTGCACTTGATCCGGGCTCAGTGCATACGCAGCCAGTCGTGGCTGATGCGGCCGGAGTGTTGCCGGTCATCTACCTCAATCCGTCCATTGCGTATCGCGTTCGCGTCTACGATGAAAACGACGTGGAGCAGGACGGGGCGATTGATCCGGTCAATGACAACCTGCTCTCGCAATCCATAGTCGGCGAGCTGCTGTTTCCACGGACGAAGCCAGAAATAGACGAGAGCATCACTCCAACCAGCTACGCATACCAGCCGCCGAACTGGCAGCCCGTGAGCCGATATGGCGTGGTTGGCGATGGTGTAACCGACGACACGTCCGCCATAACCGTAGCCATAGCGGCGGCAACGGCATCCTCATCCAGCCTGGACTTCGGTTCCGCGTGCTGCAAGATCAGCTCGGCGCTGGTCTTTACCTGTGGCGTTCGTTTCGCATCGCCAAGCTATGGAGATGCCGCAGCTGGGCAGGTTGGCCTCGGATACCCGGGGTTCTATCCAACCGGCAGCGGCTATACGGCGGTCACGTTCCAATGTGGAATAGCTGGAGTCAGTACGCCCATAGAGAACGTAACCGTTATTGGCAACCTGTCGTCGCGGCCAACGATCAACGGCATCCTGATCGACAACGGCCAGAGACTTCACGCGCGTAACCTTCTGGCGACCGGACTCAGCGGATTCGGTGTCAAGGTGTCGATGACATGGGATTCCGTGTTCGACAACATCAGCGTGAATAAGTGCGGCAACGCCAGTGAGTATGCGGTTGCCGTTGTCGATGGGGACGGCTCCACGAATGAGTGCGTGTTCAACCGAATCCAGTCAGAACAGGGGCAGGAGAAATCAGTATTCGTGTCAGCGAATACCTACAACTGCACCTTCAATGTCATTCATGCCGAGCAGGCGCTTAACAACGGTTCGGACTATACCCATGACATTCGGGGGAACTACGGCTGCGAGTTCCACAGCCTGCGATTGACAGGACAGAACGCCGGACATACCGCAGGACCAAAGGTGCGTTTCGGCGGCTGGGGCGTCACATATGGAGCCGTAAAGGTAGAGGATGATTCAGGCAGCTCGGCGGCCGTCGTGGACGTTCTCTACGGCACGGCAGACGGTACCTGCGAGTTCGGCCCGATGATTGTTGAGGGCACTGTAAACCGCAAAACCGGCAGCACGGTAAAGCTGATATTCCGTGGCCTCTTGTCCGGAGTAGTCACCGTTGAGGATTCCACGGGAGCCGCAGATACAATCTTCATCGGAGGATCGTTCCCGCTGGCCCTGAGTGGAAACGGCACCAAAGCAACGGCAATAGGTTCCACGATCTCCGCCTACACGGTATCCGGCAACAGCCAGATCCTGAAAGCACAGGACTGCACGTTCACACTCACCGCTCTGCCAGCAGCTGCAACGCTGGAAGCAGATGGGTGCCATTTCAACGCAGCGCTGTCCTTCGATAGCGGCGGACAGACCACGCTACGCGCTCGCAAGTGCTGGTTCCTCGATACACCGACCGTGCTTGGAAACGGCGGCTTGATATCCGTTGATGACTGCTACTTCCTCAACGGCATCACGCTCGGATCAGGCACGCCGTCGTGGCAGTTCGGCCCAACCAACAAGGTCTCTGGCGGTTCTGTATCAGCAGGATTCGTCGCCGCTCCTGGAGGCTCGACGCAGTTCTATCGTGGCGAGCAGAGCTTCAATATCCAGCCATCCGCAGGACAGCCGAAGTCGTGGGTGTGCACGGTATCTGGAACACCCGGAACCTGGGTTAGCACCGGGAACCTATGAGTCAGTCCGTCTCCAGTCGACTCTTGAACGGCCTATTTTGCCAACCAGAAGTGTTCCGGATGCTCGGGCTTCAAGTGCAGGGCAATCGCATAGATCGCCTGTTTCCATGGCGGACGCAATGCGTTCGGAAAACGCTCGTCGTGAAGCGTGCGCAACCCAGCATTTGCGAAGTGTCGTTTCCACTGAGTGGTGGATTGAAAGCACACCCCCACACCTGCGGTGTTGCCGCCAGCAGCGCGGACAATATTCGCAATACTCCGTGCAGAGGTAAGGCTGTAGAGAATGCGCCCCGGCGCGCGGTCAAAGACGATCCCGTTGCATGGATTCTCATTGACAGAGACGCGTCCACGCTCATTCAGGATGGCGCCAGCGTTTGCCAGCGCGGACTGAATGTTCGAAAGAGACAGCGCGTAGCTTGCTCCGACGAGATGATGAAGCACGCAGTTGAAGCACACGATGTCGAAGCGACCGATGCCGCTCAGGTCAGTGGCGGACCGCTCGACCAGGCGCTTGCGCGGATCAGGCCGGTTCTTTGCCAGCATCATCGCGGAGTTATCCGCCACCGAGACCATTGCTCGCGGCCATCTCGCGAGAACTCGATCAGCGAATCCGCCGTTGCCTCCGCCTATATCAAGCAGGGAAAAAGAGTCCCCGAAATCGCGCTCAACGCAGCGCTCAAAAGCCCGGAAATATCCCTCTTCATAGGGAGAATCAAAGGCTTCGAGCTGTTCATTGCTCAACGTCCGTGTGGCCATTCGCATCCCATCCATTTGAGCGTCCGCCGAGCATAGCAGCATGAGCCAGTCCGCTACCAATCACGGCCTGCAGATCACGCCGCTATCGGTGCTGATATGCGGTGCGCTATGGGCAATCGTCGTCGCCCTGCTGACGTGGAACCTGAAGACCACGGTCGAGCTTGCGCAGACGATGAACGCCTTGCCGGGTCAGGTCGCGGACCACGAGCAGCGCTTGCGTGCGCTGGAGCATCAGGGGAAGCCATGAGCAGCCAGTGGGAATACGACCCGTACAACGAGCAGGGCGCTGCTCAGAACAACGTCGTACAGATCGAGTCGCTGGGCAAAGGCGCGTGGGCGATTCTAACTGCGTCCGTTCTGGCTTCGATGTTCGCCCTCGCTTTGTCGTTCAGGGCAGAAATGCGCACGCAGATCGCAGAGCGCGAGGCTCGCGTCGCTCAGGACAGCTTGACGCACTTCCAAGTCGAACTCGCGCGACGCGGGATCTACATCCAAGTTGACGACCACGAATAACCCAAGGAGAGAATTATGAGCCACCGCATCATCCTGAACAGGCAGCCCGTCCCGAATTTCTCCAACTCCATATCGAGCGATCCGGCAGACGAATCGCCGTCTTACAGCTTCTCGTATCAGCCAAACCACGACCTGACGCCGCAGCAGTCCGGCGAGCAGTTCGCGAAGATCCAGCGCCTGCTGGAGAAGGCTGTGTCCATCGCTAACGGCGAGCCGGTCGAATGAGCTTCACATTCGGTAGCCGCTCTGAAAGCGAGATGGAAGGCGTCCACCCCAAACTGGTGTCCGTAGTTCGCCGCGCTCTTGAGGTGACGCAGATCGACTTCGCCGTGATCGACGGCCTGCGCACTATCGAGCAGCAGAACGAGTACGTGCGCACCGGGGCGTCCAAGACGATGAACAGCATGCACCTGCGGCAGCGGGACGGGTACGGGCATGCCGTTGACCTGGTGCCGTGCGTGTTCGGCAAGCCACGGTGGGAGCTGCCGCTGTGCTTTCAGGTAGCTGCCGCGGTGAAGCAGGCAGCGATGGAGCAGGGCGTCCCCATCACTTGGGGAGCTTGCTGGGACCGGAAGCTGAACGACTTGCCGCCGAACCTTGCTCGTGCCGTGGAGGATTACAAGGCCCGCCACGCCGGCTCTGACTTCATAGACGCACCTCATTTCCAACTGGAGACACCATGAAAACCATCCCCTATATCTGGTCCCACCGCACGAAGACCATCGGCTTCATCAGCGTGATCCTGGGCGTGCTGGCGACCAGTGACTCCATTCCGTCCAACTGGCTCAAGTGGTTCGTGCTCGCCAACGGACTGGTTACAGCTGGGGTTGGGTACTTCAACAGCCAGAAAGCGCCATCGCCCGCGCAGGAGAAATAGCATGCGCCTACTCCTCATCCTCGCCCTGATCGTAACCACTGCCGCTCACGCCGAGCTTCCGCAGAAGATATGCCCTCCCGCTGGCAAGCTGGACTTCTGGAACCTCGATTACCGCATTATCGACGTTCCCCCTGCGGTGTCTTCCTATCCGAAGCTGATCGTATGGAAGGGCAAGCCTGAATGTGGTGGAGCGGTGCAGGCGCAGTTCTACAGCGAGTCGGACGCATGGAATTTCATCAAGGCCAAGCTGCGCTCTGATGCCGATATGCAGGCGTACCGGGACAGCCAACCCACCACTCCACTGACTTCACCGGAATGGACGTGGAAGCAGTCGATCCTTTTGCTGTGGACTCCAAGGGCTGAAGTGCAGCACCAGGCCGCCCCGGACAACCGTCCGGTGTACAAGCTCAAGGCTGATGGAACCCGCAACACCACTGCTGTCACGGGAATCCGGGTGGCCGGTGGATCACGATGCGATCTGGCCAAACGGGTAGGCACCACGAACTACTATCAGGTCGTCGGCACCGACACGAACGACAAGCCACTTGCCGCAGGATTGTACGCGGTGTGCCTGCCGATCGATCCGTGGAAGTAACGTGTTCGGCAGGGGCAAAAAGCAGTCAGGGAAGCTCTCCCGCGATCAGGTGGAGGAGCGATGGCCGGAGGGACACCCGGCTCACAACACACCGCTATACCAGTGGCTGATGACGAGAAAGCCCACTAAGCATCGCCAGCTGTCGAACCTGCCGAAGCTGCGGCAGCGAGAGGCAAGGATGAGCCCATGAGAAGTGCGGCGCTCTACCAGCCTGAGCTATGCCGGGCGCTTTCGCGTTGCCGGCAACCGGATTTGAACCGATGACCTCCGCTGGAGAAATCGTAGCATGACCTTCCTCCTGCGCTACTGGCCCTACCTGCTAGGAGCCGTAATCGCAATCTGGCTCGGCCTCATGGTGAAAGGTTGGCACGACGACGCCCAGAAGCTCCCCGTGGTCGAGCGGCAATTCGACGTGTACCGAACAGCAACGGAAACAGCGGCCAAGGTCCGCAAGGAAGTCAGCGGTGAATACCAGGACGAACTGTCT